ATCTTGCAGACCGACCGATTAGAGAGAAAATCAGCCTCACTCACCGCCTCAAGGCTTCCTTGAGTGCCTACATCCACTTCAAAATAATCATCGGGCTTATACATTATAGACCTCTCTGAAGGTAAAGCCATAGTTAAAAGCCCCGCCGTTCCTTTTTGAGAAAGACTGCCAACCAGCTTAAAGGTAGCATCATCATAACTTCTATAGATTAACCAGCCAGTAGCGAATGCATCTTGCGGGATAAGGACAATTTCTAAATACTCCGAGTTAATTCTCTCGATAAACTTAGGAGTGGGTGATGTTAAATCTGGTGAGACTGGAGGAGTCCATTTATTCTCTGAAACATCATAATTGTATAACCCATAGAGATTCGGCATATCTTCTATCGCCTCAATAGCGAGATTTTTGCCATCTTTAGACTCACCGATAGATGTAATCCTGCACTTTATATCAGCAATAGAAAAGCCGTCGTTTATTGTTCCCACATCTCCAGGCTGAAGCACCATATTTTTATATCCGAGAGTAAATGAGTAAAAGGAATATCTGTAAAGACTATCTGCAAGATACCTATAAGCCCATTCTCCTGCCAGAGCACCAGTCATTATTCCATAAAGTTCAATCTTTCTGCTTCTGATATTTTTAGATAATCTCTGGTCAACTTCATCATTAGCAACCGCAGTCGCCTTTTCATAATCATTGCCTCTATCAATCCAGACAATCTCAACTCTATTATAAGTATCCTTATATTCTCTCTTTTTGACTGCGACAGGGGGAGTATCGCCTTCAGCTACCAAATTATCCCTTGTAATTGAGAAAGCAGAATCTTCATTTTTGAAGCACCCTAACTTGATTTTCGCTCCATCCATTATCAGATAACCTCTAAAATGAGAGCAGATATAATCTATCCAATCCAAAACCGCTTTTTGAGAATTGATTACAAAAGAGAAAAGATATTTTTTATTATCACAATAGGAAGCAATTTCGGCAAATGAAGTTCCGTCAATATACTCCACAGGAACACAAGCACCATATTTTGTATTTAACAATAAATCTTTAATTACATCGGCAGGATTCCAATCGTCCCCCACCATCATCCATATCTCAAAATTGGCATCTCTTATTTCACCGAACAATAAATCTGGATAACCTACCATTTCCCAATTGTGCTTAAAATCCCAGCCTTCAAAGGTAGCCTGCGTTTTCATCTCTAATGTGGTTTTCCCTGTTCCAGCCCAACTTGTTCCCTGCCCTGATGTTTCTTTGTCCCAAAAACAACCAACTACAGAATCTTTATTATGTCCCGTGCCAATCAATCCACCACCATTTACCACTGGTCCTGCTGAATAACTATTGACGAGGCTTGAGCTAAACCAAAATGTCCCTGCTAAACCACCACAGTAAGAAGAAAACTGACAGTAGTCTCTCACACTTGCGATTGAATAACAATCCACCACCTTTCCATAATAGATACATCCAATCAATCCTCCCGCTCCTGTGTAGAATGATGATGCCTTAGAATTTCCTGTTACTGCTCCACTTGAAGAACATTCTCTCACTTCAGTTCCGTGACAGATCCCAACTAAAGCTCCCACCCCATCACAGCCCCTAATATTTACATCTGCTAATTGGACTTTTTCAATTAGTGCACTTAGGGTGATTCCAAAAAGACCGACATAGTCGGTAGAAGGTCTATAGATATAAAGATTACTAATTTTATGCCCCCTACCATAAAAATGCCCCCTAAATTCATAATCTGAAGTTTTACCAATAGGTTCAAAACCCGCTCCTCCATTCCAATTTTTTGTAGCAGAAGCATCAATATCATTCGCCAGATAATAACCTCCCAATAAATTATTCTTCATCGCCTGTAATTCTTCAACATTATGAATTGCAGTGCATCCAGCAGGCCGATAAAGCTCACCACCTTTATAGGGGTCAGTATCATCAACAGACATATGAATTTTCTTTGTTCCCCCATAATGTAAAACAGCATAATAAAATTCTTTCTTATACAAAAATGCTTTTTGACCCTCAGGGAAAACAAAATTGTAAAGCTGGTATTCCAAAGTCAGAACGCTTGCATCTACTGGGGTGCCAGTAGCCAATAAATCTCCTATTGTTTTAGTTTCTTTATTATAACTATAAATACGAGGAGTAATATCGCCAGAAGGAACTTCGTCTCCTCTTTTAAGTTTGAAACTTACCCGACAACATTCCCCATTTCTGGGAGCCTTAAATCTTTGACCGACAGTTGTTCTACATAAAGGCTCACCCGAAACCAAAGAGATATCCTCTTTATCATCTTTAATTTGACTAACTCTAACAGCACAAACAAGTTTCGTAGCAACCTCAAAATTAAAATTAGGTATTGCCTGAGTAGTCCCCAAGTCATATTCATCAAAGAAAGCACAGCAAAGATACTTGTATCTGGTATATTCTTTACCGACAAGTGTTTCAAGTCCAGCATTCCCGTCTCCTTTAAAGAAAGTAGCATTTGCTAAATCAATCTCATCTTTACCCTCCCATAGCCTCAAAACCATTGCGGGACCGTGGCAGATTCCAATGAGAAAAGAACGCCGATACATTGAGATATCACCCATAGTTTTCCCTCCTCCGCTTCCTCCTTTCGATCCTTTTTTATCATATTTAGGAGTATAAGGATGAAGGTCCCCTACCCAGATGATATTACCTGCCATTCTTCTCGTGCCATAAACTATAGGAACTGCTATTCCTACTGAGGCATTTTGAACATCAGTGCTACTTTCAAGTGTTAAATCCTTTCCTTTCGCAGGAAAGAAATAAGCACCGAGAAGAGAACCAATAATATAGCCAACAGAGACACCTACCGTTCCAAAACCTAATGTGGAAGCTAGGGTAGCTCCTCCCAGCCCCATTATGAGAGGTATTGCTACATAGCCCTTATTGTTAAGTAGAAATCGGAAGTTTTTCATAATTTAGCCTTACTGCTTTTACAAACCTTTGTTCCCATAAACTATTCTTTAAGATAGAAATACAGACCCCTCTTTTTGTCCAGCAATGAATAAATAAGTTATCCTTAAGATAGATTCCAGCGTGGCTCACCGCTCTACCAAATTTGAAGAGAAGAAGGTCGCCAGGCAGGAGATTTTCTCTTTTAACCTCTGAAGAATATTTTACTAATCCTTTTAAGAGTTTTTCTTCAGATTTATGAAGCATCCAGTCAAAGGGATATGGTTCTGCCTTATAATCCTTGTCCAGATAACCAATTTTCTTTAACACGCCTATAAAAAAACCTATACAATCTGCACCTTTACCTTTAATCGCAGAATGATGAGAAAAAGGAGTTCCTATCCAGGATTGTGCTTCTGCCACAATAGCTAAACCTCTATTCTCTACCATAATGTCTCGTCTGCTCTATTGAAATTCCATAATCAACTACCAGAGCGTTTCTTGCGCCGAGGGAATCCAACTAAACCCAAAGAAATTATTTTGATTACTAAATTTATCCTTACATGTCTCGGGTGTTTTGTCGCACCCACACCAGCAATAGTAAGTATCATTCACTTTCATCGGATATCTAAAAGGAACAGCAACGGTTAGCGTATTGACACTACAATACCTTATCATTTTCCTCACACCAATATTTTTGCCACTTAAAACTTCAATTTCGCCCAAATTATAATATCCCGCTTCAGCCTGATGAGGATGATTGCCGATAATATCAAAATTATTAGATGCTTCTTCAGTTACAGTCCCGTTTTCTCTATAAGTAGTTCTATTTAATCCACAATTCCCATCAAAGAGCTGGAAGTTACAGGCTTCTTGATAAAGATTTCTCGGCACCTGAACATTCAAAGAATTTAGGAAAGAAGTGCAGTTCAAGACTAAAACCTTTCTGTCATATTCACTGCTTGCATACCCCTCAAATAAAGTAATGCAATCACCTGCCCCTGCTGCCTCATCATAGAAAACTCTCTTAATTGTAACCTTTGCTCCTTCAAGAACATTATTCTCCACCTCTAAAGCCAGCTCTTGAGTAATATTTGAGATAGAAATTTTAACCGAATCAGCAGAAAGATCCATCTTGGCAGAAATAGGGTCCCTGGTGATTGGTAAAGGTTCGTAAGTTTTATCCCCAAAGATAATCCCCTTGTCAAGAGTGGTAAAATAATAGGTTTTGCCCATTGTTAATCCAATCTCGTAAATCTCGCAGAGAGCCAGTTTCCCCAGAGCCAATTTATCCAGAAATGCTTGCGATGGCGTCCTCATTCTCCTTTCGCCTCCACTAACTCTATTATAGCAAATTCC